CCATTATCTTGTTCCTGCTCTTGATGCTACAAGGTCTATTCCTTGTGCGTGAGTAAATGTAGTACCTGATGGTACTTTAACATTTGCTCTTATATATCTTCCAGATTTTCTAACTGGATTAATTCCACTATCTCTCATAGATACTGAACTTGTTTCGGATTCTGTATCAGCTAAACGTTCTCTAGCTTTTACTGTTATTGTAGCCTCAGCATCCACTATTGGTCTAATGCCTGTTATATTGGCTCTAAGACCTGGGAAAGGCTCTATTTCTGCAGTTTCTACTTCACATTCATTGGCTGTTCCTGAAAAGATTGAGGCTTTAAAATCTGAATCAATTGCACCTAGTAACATTTGTCCACCAGACCAAAAATCTGTATCTAATGCAGCATTAATATTTTCTAAGTTTTGAGATATAATATCCATTAACTCTACTGTATAAGCTCCAACAAACTGTGAGAATATTGTACTAGCATTTGCTTTAGCTAAAGACCATTTCTTAGTAGCATAATTATATATTATAATTCTATCACAAATTCCAGTAGTATTAGCAGTATTACTTGCAGATGGATATAACCACATAGCTAACTGATTAAATGGATCTACTGCTGCACAAATTCTATCTGCATATGCTTTGTTTAAATCTAGATCAAAAAATCTATTAACTTTTTCTACTCCAATAGGAAGAACTTGATCTCCATTTATTTGATAGAAACCATCATCAGCATAAAAGAATATTTGTCTATTATCCTGACAAACTGTTCTACCAAAGACAGCTCCTCTATTTGGTGAAATTACTGAAAGTCTAAATACAACAGATCCACCAACATAGTCCATACGAATGATTTGATTCTGTCTAAATACATAGCCAACCTCTCCAGAGGTTATAGCTACTATTTGTCCACCTGAACCTGGTAAATCTTGTAAGTCAGATTGCTTACCTGACCAGGCAGTAATATCATTAATACCTGACCATTGAATTCTATTTGTTGCACCAACTATATTACCTACAACTAAAAAATCTCTAACAACTCCTGAGACTCTAAATACTGGTGCTGTACCAGCAGTTTGAATTGCTGTAAGAGCTGCAAAGTTAGTTGATGTTCCCATTAAATAGTATTGAACTGCATCAACACCATTACTTGCAATTATATATTCACCAAACTGTGTGAATGTCCAAAAGTCATCAGCAGCTCCAGTTAAACTAGCTTTTCTTGAAGTGAAAGCTCCAGAGGCTAACTGATATAAATTAGTTCTTGTCCCTACAAAGTTATATACAGTATTAGAGTTATCTCTAAATGAACCTGCGCCTTTAGAATCTGTAGTAGTTGTGGATGATCCTGAATAACTTACTAAAGATGGAAATCTTTTATAAGTATTTGCTGCATGATAAACATTAGTAGCAACATTTGCTCCTTCTTTTCCATGATCAGGTTGATCAGGTAGCCATTCTCCAAAAGGTATTTGCATAATTATAAATATTTGTTGATATATCTTTTACTTGATAGTCCAAGCATATCTTTTTTAAATTGTTTAAGTTGTTTAGTTTTACCAGCTTGTTTTAAAGGTTTTCCCAAATTATACATAAGTAATTGAGATTCTGAATAACGAGCAGGAAAAGTTTTAGGATTTAAATAATTGAAGTGCATTTTTAATGATTTTTTTGTAGAATATGGTTTACTCATTAAATCAGAAAAATCAGATTCAATTTTTCTTTGTCTAGGTTTAATCCAGTTTCTATAATGTTTTAACATTATCTGTTCCTATAAAATGATAGATCGGTTTGAACATCTGTTCTTTGTACTACAGGTGCTCCACCATATGAATCTTGTCTGTCGTTATTCTCGCATCTCTCAAGAGCTGTGGAATACATCATTAACCATTGTTGTGCTTGTTGTGGATCTATACCACCTAAAAAGTTAGCTGAATGATAAAGGGATCCATACAGATATACTGCAGGATGATTTGCGAGCATCCAGTTGGAAGTGTTAGATACGCTAAGAGCTGATATAGCTTTATAGTATGATATATAACCAGTATAGCTAGTATCAGGAGAAGGAGCAAATCTAAGTGTTTCTGTTTCATTATCACTCTCTATTGTGTAAGCTCTAGGTCTACCTGTTGTAGATCCTCCCTTTACTTCAAACATATTATGTGGTGTTAAATATTCTAAAGGATATTTATTAGATGATAGTAAAATATAAAATGATCTAACTCCTATAAATCCTGTAGGTACTGTTTCAGTTTCTGAATCAATAGTTATAGAATCTATTTGTTCCATAGCTCTAATTCTTAACTTAGCATTAAAGTCAGCTTCAGTTAATTTTATAAAATCGTCAGAAATCTCATCAGTCAAATCAGTTCTGTTTAACCAATTAGCTATTCCTGTTTTTAATTCTGTGTATGTTGATAATGCCATTACAATGATCCTTCAGCTGTTCTAAAATATTTAAACTCATTACTATTAAGTTTAGTTCTCATAATTTTTTTTTGTGTATCTTTTGGTAATCCCCACCAATTATTGGTACCATTATATTCTTTAGTCCATATCTGTAGTATAAGTGGTGGTACACTTGCTACTCTTTTAAAATCCTTAGATTGAGAATATCCATTATTATGATTGTAAAGTTTTTTATTTCTTTCCATCAAAGGGTTTAGATTCTGTTGGTTATTAATTGTTAGTTTACCATCAGACTCTTGGATCCAATTAGTTTTAATTGCACCATCCCAATCTACTGATCTTAATTTACCCATTACTCAGATAATTCAGTTACGTATAATTCTCCATCACTACCACCAACTCTTATTACAGCAATTTTTTCTCCAGCTGAAACTTTAATAATTTCAACTTCTGCTGCAGGTAAGTATGTTGTAGTTGCAGCTGCCGTTGGAGAAACTGCTACTTGTATGTGACAAGCAATTGTACTAACTACTCTTATGTATTCTGTTCCATCTGTAAATGCAGAACTTGCAGAAGATGAACTTCCAGAAGTAAGTTTAAGTACAGTTCCATGTCTTAATCCATAGTTCATGTTTTATTTTCCTTTTGTTTAGGATATGTTCCCAGAACGTTCCAGGAACATTAATCCAAATTAATTATCTTCTAATTACAAATGTAACGTAAAGTACAGCAGCATTAGTTGAAGCACCATCGGTAATCATTTCGATAGTTCCACCTTCAGCAACTTCGTTAGCTGCTGTAGGTTCTGCTGTGTCTACATCGCCTACTGCAGATCCTGAATATGCTACAGTAATTCCACCACCTGTAATAGCAGTTCCACCTATTTCGAAAGTGATTCCACCATTGGCAGTTGCAATAACTGCTTGAAGTGCTGTTAAAATTTTAATTACTTTGCCTCCATCAGGTATAGCAACAAATGTTGATGATGCTGTACTGATGTTTGCGATTTTAGCTGTTATAAAATAGTCGTTTAATGTTCTCATTATATTCCTTTATTGTTCCGATCATAACCTATCTCTGATCTTCAATTTTGAAATGCTGCTAGGCGAGCAGATTAAAGGTTACTCGCCTAAACAGTTAAAGTTATTACGAAGTAGTTAAGTCGGCTACTAAGCCACTTGCTCCTTCATTTCTAGATTCAAGAGTAGCTTCTACTAAAAGCTGTCTTTTTTCAGAGTCACCTGTTTTTGAAAGTTCATGCATAGAGAAGTCTCGCAAGAATGCAATTCCCCAATAATCCATGTCCAAAACATAAGCGTCTCTATCTCTAGAAAATCTATTTGGAACAACTTGCAATTGACCGAAGTCAGAAGCATATACGTCTACAGCTGTGTATAGTGTAGCGTCTGCACCTGCATCAAATCTTGTACTGTTACCAGTGAAGCCTGACAATTTTTGTTTATTGAAAGGTCCAACCATAACCATAGTTGGATTTCCACCAGCATTCCATACTGATTTAATTACAGATTTTAATAATGTTTCTGTGAATACTCTTTGAGTACCATCAGTTCTAGCAGTGTTACCTACTGAACCTGAAGTACCTGAAGTACCCAATACATCGTTAGTTGCTACCCAAGCTCCAAGAGAACCCATTTCTCTAGCAGCAGTAGCAGAACCTGTAACTTCTGCATTGTTAGTTGTTATTTGTGCTTCCATATCTCTTTTAAGCTCTTTAGCTTTTTTAGCGATTTGGTAAGCGATCTCAGATGCTCTACCAGCTTTATCAACTGCTTCCTGCGTACCTGTGATTACAACTGTTTTGTCCATAATTTGACAAGAGTTAGATAATCTAGTTGTTGCAGTAACAGCGTCTAAAGTAGCTTCGTCACCTTCGATGACAGCATTTGATGTTGATGCTGCTGCCAATGCATCTGTTTGCCATTCGTGCAATACAGCAGTAGACTTAGTCTTTCCTGCTGAACTTAGGAATGGCGTGTCTGTTGGTGAGATATTATAAATCACATCAGAAAGATCTTCTCTCTCTCCAATTGAATCATAAGTATCAAACGTGTTTGTTGGTTGTGCCATTGTTTATTTCCTTGTTTGAGATTTAAGATTAATCATGTCAAGTATTGCAGACTGAGCATCTTTAAGATGTCCAGACTTACGTAACTTGCCAATCTTATTTCTTATGCCTTCTCTACCAGAACTTGTATTTGAATTTGCAACACCAGCTTTAACGACTCTAGGAGCATTAGCTACTTTCTTTTGAACGATAGGTTTTTTATCCTTCAAAGATTGATAGCTCATAGCATCCTTTGCAACCATAAGAAATCTATGGTCTGCAAGTTGTCCAATTTCTGAATCATTAAAACCATAATGACGTAACGAATTACGCATATTAAGTTTAAACTGATCAGCTTTATTGGGATCGCTATACTCTGGTATTTTTGTTGCTGCTAATTCTCGCTGTGTTGCAAGAAAGTCATCATACTGTTTAGCATGAGCTTCTTTAGCTTTAGATTTAACTTCCTCTATCTGTCCTTGTTGTTGTCTTAACTGGTAATCCAGTCGTGCTGCAGATGTGGGATCTTCATCATAAAGTTTTTGAAGGTCTTGACTTCCTTGCTGTTGTCTGACAGTTGCGTCAGCAGTTGCAATAAGTTCATTTAACTCTGATAGGCGAGTGTCATAAGATTGACGCAAACTATTCTTTTGGGTTTCAAGATCTCTCTTTTCTAACCCTAAAGTATGAGTTTTTTGTCTATAATCTGAGTCTCTAGAATAACCTGATTTCAGCTCATCGAGGGTAACTTCTAACTCTTGACCTTGTACTTTTATTCGGTGGAGTTCTGGTTCCTCTAATTCTGTTTGTGTTTCTTCTTTTGTCTCAGTATTTTCAGTAGTCGGTTCAGGAGTTCCTTCAGACTTTGGTTGACTCTCTTGAGTTTCCTGTTTCTCAGTAGACTCTGATGGTTCTGCTTTTGTTTCTGTTTTCTGAGTATCCTCTTTAGGATTCAATAGTCCAGAAATTTTTTCAGCAGCACCTTGAACAGTTTGTTCTTGTGCCATAACGTTCCTTTCGTGGTTGACGTATTTGAAGTTGCGTTAGCTTAACTTCTATTTATTTGATCTAACTCTTGTTGA